AATAGTATGTCACCGGGAGCCCATTCAGGAGGTATAGAGGAAAAGCCTCCAACTGACATAAAACCATTTTGATTAAGAGCTGAACCAACAGGCATGATATCTATCTCAGCTCCTATAATTCTGTAAGCGACGGAAGGGTCGTTACTCTGGAATGGTCCAGGCAGCAGTTCTGACATGCTTCCAACAGGTGGAAAATTAGTAACTGCTGTAGTAGGAGTGGATATGTACAAGTTAGTAACATCTATACACTCTGGAACCCACGCAATCAAGACCTGATTACCAGTGGATGGGGCTATCATTTTATTCTGAACGATACGTGTGATAGCCGTCTGTGTAGTGCTTTGAGCTATACCTCTACACTTGTTTACTTTTGGATTGGTCATAACTGAAAACCACTTATCTGCATGTTGCTGAGCTAGATTTCCATTATTGACGTTCATTCCAAAATTCGTGATTGTCTGAGATCTATTAACTCTGACAACCATAGGTTGATTACCTCTTTTATTATTGTTATTTTTACCAGCACCATTGTTGGTCTTACCAGAAGGTTTGCTTCCAGTCTTGGGGCGAGATTGATTCTGCGAATTCATTCTCTCTGGCCCGATTCCACAAACTAATTCATTAGCAAATGTGAGCTGAGGAGTTATGGAATACTGTATAGCACTCTGCATAAGGCCTGTAGGAACCCATCGATCTAGCAAATATTGTGGAACTTCGGTATCATCTATATGACGGGCCAAGCCTAATAACATTAATTGTTTGTCAACTTTGGTGGAACTAATGTTGTAACGTGTACGGTTCGCAACCACTGACAAGTATAGAGGCAATTTATAACATGATTGAGTAAGACCAACCGACACGGACTCAGCGTGTAGAGCGATTGGCATTACATCCTCAATCATTGTGTTGGACTGTAGCATGAATCTATTGATAGGGCGTACATACAATCCTTGCGACTCACCAGGGTAAAACATCTTGGACAAAAATTTACCATAGCGTGCAATAGTGATCTCTTTAAGGACTTGACCAAGTCCAAATACCTTATCCTCATCTGTCCTACTAAACATTTGGTAAGCTATATTACTCCATGCTGCTACATGTGAAGCTTCCATTATATTAGTGGCGTCGTCCCCTGCATATGCTCCATCGCTGTTGAATGTCTGAGTTTGCCTAAGGAGATGTTTTATAAAGCGGAAATAATACATGTTTCGAAGAGTATTAAACAATGTAGTTCGTACTGGATGACCCGAAAAAGTAGTACCAACTACTATTCCCGACATCAATAATCGTTTCCCTTTAATCGGATAATAAGCTCTGAAAGGTATTTTAGTTAAACATAGCTTATCTGTTATATCATAACAATCACTAGGCCTATAGCCATTCCGTACCAATAACTCAGGTAAGTACTGCTGAAGTATTATTTCA